AGTTACAGAATTAACTGAAGAAGTTAAAGAAGCTGTAGCTGAAACAAAAGAAACAGGTAAACCACTACCAGAAAATATACAAAAACTTGTAGATTTTATGAATGAAACTGGTGGTAGTTTAGAAGATTACGTAAGGTTAAATCAAGATTATTCTAATTTAGATAATTTAGCTTTGTTAAGAGAATATTATAAACAAACAAAACCTCATTTAAATTCAGAAGAAGTAGAGTTTATGATAGAGGATTATTTCTCATATGACGAAGAAGTTGATGAACCAAAAGATGTAAAAAGAAAAAAATTAGCTTTGAAAGAGCAAGTTGCTCAAGCAAAGCAGCATTTAGAAAATGCAAAAACCAAGTACTACGATGAAATACAACACGGAAATAAGTTGACGAGTGATCAGCAAAAAGCCATTGATTTTTTCAACAGGTACAACAAAGAGTCAAAAGAACAGCAAGATGTAGCTGAAAAACAAACTCGTACTTTTTTAAATAAAACTAATCAATTATTCAACAAAAACTTTAAAGGTTTTGAATATAACGTTGGAGAAAAAAAGTTTAGATTTAATGTAAAAGATACTAATAATGTTAAAGAAACTCAAAGCGACATTAATAACTTTGTCAAGAAGTTCTTGAATAAAGAAAATGAAATGAACGATGCTGCGGGTTATCACAAAAGTTTGTTTACTGCTATGAACGCTGATACTATTGCAAAACATTTTTACGAACAAGGTAAGGCTGATGCTTTGAAAGAAAGTATAGCTAAATCTAAAAACGTTAGTATGGACCCAAGACAAGAATTTAGTAGTCAAGTTAATACTGGCGGTATTAAGGTAAGAGTGTTAGGTGATAATTCTTCTGATTTTAAGTTTAAAATTAAAAACAATAAATAACAATTAAAAATTTAAAATTATGGCAATTACTGCAGGAGGTAGTTTAAATAGTGTACCTGCTCCAATAAAGCAAACACTACAAAACAACTACTTAGATTTAGCGTCAACAGCTGGACAAGGCTGGGCGCAACAATATGTACCAGATCTAATGGAGAAAGAAGCTGAAGTTTTCGGACCGAGAACTATTTCAGGTTTCTTATCACAAGTTGGAGCTGAAGAAGCGATGACTGCTGACCAAGTTGTTTGGTCTGAGCAAGGTCGTTTACACTTATCTTATTTAGGACACGTTCACTCTACTGCTGGTGGAGCTGATTCAGTTTCTCAAATAGATATTATTTCTGATATTGATGGCAACACTGATGTAGCGTCTGGTAATCACGGTATAAGAGTTAATGATACTGTTATTATCTCTGATCCTACTAACGGTGTTAAAAAAGGTTTAGTAGTAACAGTAGCAACTGATAGAATTGATGTAGCTATATATGGTGCTGCGGCTTTAACAGGTACAACTACTGGTAGCGCAACAACTATATTAGTTTATGGTTCTGAGTTTCCAAAAGCTTCAAAGTACTTTACAGCTGCTGGTACAGGTACAGCTGACGGAAGAGGAGCTAACGAGCCTTCTTTCAAATCATTTAACAACAAGCCAATCATAATGAAAGATTACTACGAAGTATCAGGTTCTGACGCTTCTAGAATTGGTTGGGTTGAAGTATCTACTGAAGCTGGTCAATCAGGCTACTTATGGTATTTAAAAGCTGAAGCTGATACAAGAGCTAGATTTACTGATTACATTGAAATGGCAATGTTAGAGGCTGAAAAAGGTGGAGCTGGTAATGACCTTACTGAAGAAGCTGGTGTTATGAGCGACGGTAATGTTACTGCTAATGATACTACTAAAAACACAGGTACTGAAGGTTTATTCTCTGCTATTGAAACTAGAGGTAATATTACTACTGGTGTTACTGGTACTAACGCAGCAACTGATTTAGCTGAGTTCGATGCTATATTAGCTGAGTTTGATAAGCAAGGTGCAATTGAAGAGTATATGATGTTTGTTAACAGATCAACTAGTTTAGCTATTGATGATATGTTAGCTTCAATGAACTCTTATGGAGCTGGTGGTACTTCTTACGGAGTATTTAACAACTCTGAAGATATGGCACTTAACTTAGGTTTCTCAGGATTTAGAAGAGGTTCTTATGACTTCTATAAATCTGACTTCAGATACTTAAACGACAAAGCTACTAGAGGTGGTATTAACTTAACTGCTGGTGCTAACGCAATTAGAGGAGTTATGATACCTGCTGGTACTTCTACTGTTTATGACCAAAATGTTGGTGCTAGTGCGAGACGTCCTTTCTTACATGTAAGATATAGAGCCTCTCAAACTGATGACAGAAGAATGAAGACTTGGGTTACTGGTTCGGTTGGTGCTGCTACGTCTGCTTTAGACGCAATGCAATTACACTTCTTATCAGAAAGATGTTTAATTACTCAAGGTGCTAATAACTTTATGTTATTAAAATAAACACTTTTTAAAAGACCGGGGCTTCGGCCTCGGCCTTTTATTTTTTATTAATTTTATTATATATTATATTATGGCAAAAAAACAAGAAACAAAAAAAGAGGTAGAAGTACCTGTTGTTGAGACACCAGTTGTTGAAACACCAAAACCTAAAAAAGTTGAATCTATAAAGGTTAAAAACAAAAAACCTGACTGGGAAATAAGAGATAGAGTATATAAACTAAAAGGTAGTAAAAAACCTTTAAGCTATATGTTAAAAACTTCTAATGTTTATTATTTTGACGAAGAAAAAGGTTATGAAAGAGAATTAAAATATTGTCAAAATCAAAGAACACCATTTGTAGATGAAATGGTAGGAGATCAAAGATTAGAGCACATAGTTTTTAGAAGTGGTAATTTATTTGTTGAAAAAGAAAAAACTACTTTACAAAAATTATTATCTTTATATCATCCTCATAGAGGAAAAATATATGAAGAGTTTAATCCTGTTGCTATAGCTGAAAACCAAATAGAATATTTAGAGTTAGAAGCTGACGCAATACTAGCCGCTAGAGAAATGGATATAGACATGGCAGAAGCTATACTACGTGTAGAAAAAGGCTCTGAAGTATCTAAGATGAGTTCTAAGGAACTTAAAAGAGATTTACTAGTATTTGCTCGAAACAACCCTGCTTTATTGTTAGAATTAGCTTCTGATGATAATGTTCAACTTAGAAATTTTGGTATTAAAGCAACTGAACTTGGTATTATTAAATTATCTTCTGATCAAAGAAACTTTTTATGGGGCTCTAACGATAGAAAATTAATGACAATACCATTTGATGAGCATCCTTATACAGCTTTAGCCGCTTGGTTTAAAACTGATGAAGGTATGGAAATATATTCAAATATAGAAAAACGATTAAATAATTAATCAAACCGTAGAGGT